ATAAATTTTTTGTCAATTCAAGATATGAGCGATAACGTATACAACAAGCGAGGCGATGTTATTTTTACAACTTCGCAATGCGCGAAAATTATTGGTGAGCACTTTTCATCCATTAAGGATAAGCAAAAAAAAGGTTTACTGCTGCCAGAAAGAATCAACGGCAAAGAGTGGATACCTATGTCAGCGATAGAGTCTTATCTATTGGGTAAGCTTAAAGATGCGCAGAACGTTGTTGATGTGATGACGGCTTGACATTAAGTTTAATACTAAAAAAAACTTATAAAAACATGATAAAGAAGAAAAACCCAGGCGGTAGGCCTACTGGAAGCCCCAATAAGACCACGCAGCAGGCAAGGGAGGCCATAGCCTTGTTTGTGGATAAAAACGCTCACAGGCTCACTCAATGGCTTGATGAGGTTGCACATGGGAATATTGAAGCAGACGTGAAGCCAAACCCCGCTAAAGCGTTTGAGTTATTCCAGAGCGTCATTGAGTACCACATCCCAAAGCTAGCTAGACAAGAGCATGTCGGTGGTGATGGCAAAGCGATTAAGCATGAGGTTCAATTTAGCATTGTTGATCCGAGGGATAAATGACGCAGAACGAAATCTTTAGAACTGCTCACAAATACTTAAGCCCAGGCAGTAGTGCGTCTTTGGGTGATGGTTTGCCGCATGGTATTAATCAAGTGTGTCGATGCTGCAAGAGCCAAGAAACCCGCAAGATTGTTGATAAGGTTGAATTAAAGCCTTGGCTAGACTTTTATAAAACGCTTGATTTTGCTGCTTATGAATGTCAACCTTGCGGGTATAAGTTTTCTTGGTATCGGAATAAATGATGGATGACAACTTGAGACCTCCTCCTATGCCGCCTTGCGATTTATGTGGTGGCATGTCTGTAGGCCAAGACATCAATGGCACTAAATGCTATAAACATTGGGCTGAGTACGTGGAAAAAACACGTTATAAACCGGAAGATGACAATAAAAGTTGAAGTGCCACGCAAGCTAAAGCCACTACTTTTCCCCAAGCGGTATAAAGGTGCATACGGTGGCCGGGGTGGGGCAAAATCCCACTTTTTTGCTGAACAGGTGATTCTCAGGGCCTACATGAAGCCGACACGAATTGTCTGTATTCGTGAGGTGCAAAACTCAATCAAGGACTCCGTTAAACAGCTTCTTATCGACAAGATAGATAAGTTTGGTTTGATGCAGCACTTTGATGTGCTAGACCAAGAAGTGCGCGGCCCCGGCGGCTCCATGATTGTGTTCAAGGGCATGCAGTCGTATAACGCTAGCAATATCAAATCGCTAGAGGGCTACGATATTGCTTGGGTAGAAGAAGCACAAACCCTTAGCCAGCATTCACTCGACTTGCTTCGTCCAACACTTCGCAAGGAAGGCTCGGAACTGTGGTTTAGCTGGAACCCACGCTATAAGACAGACCCTGTTGATGTGTTTTTTAGGAAGTCACCGCCTGAGGATGCTATATCGACCCTGGTCAATTGGTACGATAACCCTTGGTTTCCCGAGGTGCTGCGCAGAGAGATGTTGCATGACTTTGATGTTGATGCGGATAAAGCAGAACACATTTGGAACGGCGCCTATGGCTCAAGTCAGGGCGCGATTTTGGCGCGGTGGGTGAGTAAGGCCGAACGCGATGGCCGTGTTAATAGCGATGTTGAGTTTGATTTTGAGGGCGCACCAATTGAGGTGTCGGCTGATTTGGGCTTTAGAGATACGGCTTCATTTTGGTATTGGCAGCGCACGATGGGCGGCTTTAGAGTGCTTAAGTATGAGGGGGACAATGGCTTAGACGCTGAGGACTGGATACCACGCATTCAAGGCAGCATCTTAGATTTAGGCTGCAAGAAGCTGGGCAAGATTTGGCTGCCGCATGACGCCAGGGCTAAAACGTTCCAGTCGAAATACACGACCATGGAAAAGTTTGCGTCTGTGTTTGGTGCTGACAAGATAGGGATAGTGCCTATTTCAAAAAAGTTAGATCAGATAGAGGCGGCGCGAACTGTCATCGATCGGTGCGAGTTTCATCGCGAACGGTGCGAGGATGGCATAGACGGCCTGCTAGCTTGGGAGTTTTCATACAGCGATGAAAACGGCATTTTTAGCCGTGAGCCAGTGCATAACTGGGCTAGTCACCCAAGCGATGCTTTTGCCTACGGTTGCCAAATAATGAGCGAAATCGAGAAAAAACCTGAGGAAACACCGCCAAATTTTGCAATTAATGGGCATAATTCGGGTTTTACCGTTGCACCGCTTGAGACCTTGTGGCGCGAAACACCCAGAAAATCTAGCAGAATCTAAGGAATAAAAAATGACAAACATCGTGCAACCGTATGGCTTCGCTTATGAAACAGTGGCTGCAAGCCAAACTGCCCAAGTATTGGGGGGGACTGGTGCTACAGGAAATTATCTAGACACACTAATCATTACTGTTGCCACAGCCGCCAGCGGCACGGTTGCTTTGCTGGATGGATCGACATCGATCCCGATTACAGCTGCAAATACTCCAATCGGCGTCTATACGGTCAAAATTGGCGCATTGAGCAACACTGGGCCGTGGAAAATCACCACCGGCGCAGGCGCTACAGTCATTGCAACCGGCATTTTTAGCGCCTAATGGCTACTAAACCCAGCGCATCAAGCGAAGTTCAGTATTACCTGAACCACATTGCAAGCTACGACCGCGAGTTCACTAAATGGGAGACTCGCGCTAATCGCATCCTCAAACGCTACCGCGATGACAGCCGTGGCGTCCAGGATGGAACTTCTAAGTTCAACATCCTCTGGTCTAACGTTCAAACTTTGAAGGCCGCCACATTCGCAAGAATGCCGCGCCCTGATGTTTCGCGTCGTTTTAGAGATAACGATCCGGTCGGTCGTGTTGCTGCTTTGATCCTAGAGCGCGCTCTAGATTATGAGATTAGCCATTACACGGATTACCGTGAAGCCTTGATGAGTTGCGTTTACGACCGTTTCTTAGGTGGCCGTGGTGTTGCTTGGGTTCGCTATGAGCCCAAGTTTACGCAGGCGCCAGCTCAAGGTTTACCTGATGATGGTGTGCAAATCACTGAGGATCAGGACTCAGAGGGCCAAGAAGAAGCCGGTGAGGAAATGCTCGATTACGAGTGTGCACCTAGTGATTACGTTCACTGGCGCGACTTTGGCCATGATGTAGCGCGCACATGGGAAGAGGTCAGCATGGTTTGGCGAAAGGTCTACATGACCCGCGCCATGCTACGTGAGCGGTTCCCAGACCAAGCCGACAAAGTGCCTCTTGATGCTGAACCACAAGAAATGAAAAATGCATCAAAAGAAGGCGTAGACAAACGCGCTTTGGTGTATGAGATTTGGGATAAGCAAAAAGGCCAAGCAATTTGGCTTTCTAAGTCGTTGGGTAAAGTGTTGGATCAGCGTGATGACCCTCTGCAATTGCAAGGGTTCTACCCATGCCCTAAACCGCTCTATGCCACGCTAACAAACGAAACGTTGGTTCCGATTCCTGATTTTGCAATGTATCAAGATCAGGCGAACGACTTGGATATTTTGTCTGAGCGAATCGATGGCTTGGTGAAAGCTTTGCAGGTCAAGGGTGTTTATAACGCTGCCGTGCCTGAGCTGGCCCGCTTGTTTACAGAGGGCAGCAACAACGATTTGATACCAGTGAATAACTGGATGGCCTTTGCTGAAACGAAGGGTTTGGCTGGTGCGCTTGATTTAATCGACATCCAGCCTATTGCACAAACGCTGATTAATTCATATCAGGCTTTCGATCAAATTAAGTCTCAGATTTACGACATTACAGGCATTAGCGACATCGTTCGCGGTCAGTCTGCGGCCTCTGAGACGGCTACAGCGCAACAGATTAAAGGGCAATATGCCTCTTTACGGCTTAAGGTCTATCAGGACGATGTAGCCCGGTTTGCTTCGCATTTGCTGCAACTAAAAGCGCAGATTATCTGCAAGCATTTTTCGCGCGAAACCATCATGCAAATTGCCGATGTGCAGCAATTTAACCCCGCTGATTTGCAATACGTAGAGCCTGCAATGGAGTTGCTGACAGACGAGCCCATGCGCACTTTCCGCATAGAGGTAAGCAGCGACTCGATGGTTATGGCTAACGAAAGCCAAGAAAAGCAAGATCGGGTTGAGTTCTTAACAGCGGTTGGCGGCTTCTTAGAAAAGGCCGTGCAAGCAACGCAGGCCGCGCCACAAATTGCCCCGTTGGTGTTGGACTTGCTGAAGTTTGGCGTTACCGGGTACAAAGTTGGCCGCACGGTTGAGGGCATGATTGATTCAGCTGCTGATAACTTGCGTCAGCAATTAGAGGCAAAGCAGAAAGCGCCGCAACAGCCGCCACCGCCCGACCCAGAGCAAATGAAGCAGCAAGCAGAAATGCAGCGTTTTCAAATGGAGCAGCAATTTGAGCAGCAAAAACACGCTGACCAATTGCAGCAAGAAGAACGCTTCCAGCAAATGAAGATGCAGGGAGAGTACGCAATTGCCCAACTCAAGGCTCAGTCTGAAGAGAAGCGCATTCAAGCAGAATTAGCAGCGGCCGAGGTGCGCGCAGAATCTGAAGCGAGGAAGGCGCAGATTGATGCTGAGGCCAAACTACTGATTGCAAAGCTAGACGCCGCTAAAGTTGAATCTGAGCGTTTGAGTGCTCAGATGCAAGACTCATCCAGCCAGCAAATGGGGCAAACCATTGCGGCGGCTTTAGATGGTTTCAAGGTTGCACTTGAGGGTATCAATAAGCCCAAAACCATCAAACGCGGCGTTGACGGCATCATTGTGGGCATCGAATGAGTGATAACACACAACTCAACCCCGGATGGGGTGGCGATGTAATTCGTACTCATGACGCAAGCGGCGTTAAAACCCAATATGTGTTACTAGCAGGCTTGCAAGATAATGGGAATCTTGCCTCAGTACCCGTAACAGCTGAGGGCCATATTGAAGTGGCAATTCACGGGCCGCGCTTGCCTTTTGGTTCGGTACACACTGAAAGCCTCACGCCTATTTTCCAAACCGACGCAGTGTATGGGATCAACAGCGGCCAAGTAAATACGGCGATTAGTGGCTCTGGTGGTGTTTCTGGAACGGGAAATATTTTCACATGCTCCACTGGAACGACTATCTACTCGCAAGGCGTGTTACTTGGTCGTAAGCGCTTGCGTTACC